AATGGCTAACCTCCAAACTAAAATCGGGTCAACGCCTGATGGTGAGTTTGGGCCTAATACAGCGCGTGCAATCGCAAAGTATTTCAACCTATCCCCGGCGCGAGGCGCACACTTGATGGGGCAGGCGTCACACGAAAGTGGTGGCTTCAAGCGAACCCGTGAGAGCCTGTACTATAGCTCACCAGAGCGCATACAGGCTGTGTGGCCGTCACGCTTTCCCACGGTTGAGGATGCAGAGCCTTACGCCAAAAACCCGGCTGGGCTTGCTGGCAAGGTCTACGCTGGCCGCATGGGCAACGAGAATGAGGCACAGGCCAGCCTATACATTGGCCGTGGATTTCTTCAGCTCACTGGGCGTGATAATTATCGCTCATTTGCATCTGACATGGGCGTGCCGAAGGTTATGACTGACCCAGACTTGGTGGCAGATGATTACGCCTTTGAGACTGCGCTGTGGTTTTTTGAGAAGAATGGATTGTTTGCGATTGCCGACGAGGGCGTAACGGATGACGCTATCAAGCGCATAACCAAGCGCGTGAACGGTGGGTATCATGGCTTGGAGGACCGCAGCAATCAGAGCAAGAAAATCCACACTTGGCTCATGGCTTAGCTAACTGGACTAAGCTAAGTGGCGAAGCAAGATCAAAAAGCCAGCGCGGCGGTAGGTAGGGCCGGAGAGCATTTAGCCCTCGCCTACTTATCGCTGGCTGGCTACATCTGCACGCTCTGCCAGATTAAAGATCACGATGCGTATATACAGACGGATACACAGACGTTGACCTTGCAGGTGAAGACAGCAAGCAAGACGCACAAAACCAGCAATAGATACGCGTTCCACACACCCAAAAAAAACGTCGATGTGTCAGACGTGTTTGCGTTTGTATCCATTGATTTGGGCGCTGTGATCTTCCGCCGAGGTGATGAGCTGACTTCTGTAACAACATACATTTCGCCAGAAGAATTTATAAATGAAAAGCAATCAATGCAAAAAACATTCGACAGCTTCAAATAATCGCTTGTGGGTCGGCGCGGGTTTGATTAGAAAGTCTGAGTGGGTGGCTATCATCACAAGATAAATCGACTTGCCGCGGGACGGCGGTTGTTTAGCCTAGGATGACGTTGCTACCAAATGTGCCAGCATTCACTTCAACGGCCACCCACACGACTTCAAAATATTATCGCAACCAGCATCATCAAGCCAGCGCCGCTTGCGAAGCCAAAGACGGCTCCGATCAGACCTGCTGCGTTTATCATGCGCTCTACTTCTTTGTCATCCATTACTCACCCTCCTCAAAACAATTATTCAACGGTTGGATGGGTTGCTTGCTGAACACCCAGCGCCATTGTCGCTTGGTGTAGCCCGGCACTTCAACAAAGTCCCGCACGCGGTAGACCCTGTTGGCCTCCCACATTTTCTTGAGATAGCTTGACGTGCGAGGGATGCTGTCACCCAGAAGTTCTGCGGCCTCTGCTGCGGTCACGCGCTGGTCATACGGGATCAAGGCGAACAGGCGGTTGCCTTGGTCTATGCTGTGCTGTTTACTTGCCTCAGCTGCGCGCTGCATAGATGGGGCCATAGTTGTCGGCCTGCGCGGGCCAGTCGGTAGGGGATCACGTTTGCGCTGTTTATACATGAGCGTTTCAAACTCCCACAGGCAGTGGCCGTATGTGATCTCAAAGCGCTCATGCTTATCCGTGACGCCTTCCAGCTTTGCCTTCAGCCGCTCGGCGGCGTCAAGTTCGTAGCGCGCTTTAGCAGATCGAGAAGCGCTTTCTGCTCTTCTAGTCGCTGCTTCAAGTTTGGCCGCATCGCCGTCTTCTGCTCCGTCAGCATTATGCTGTTGTTGCGCTCTAGCCTGTTTATAATAATCTGAATTTGGTCCGTACTCACGTTTTTTCCTTTCAAGTTTTATGTTCGCAGCCGAACAAATGCGGGCTATTGTTGACGGTGACACCCGCAGTAATTCTGCTGTCTCAATCTGAGACATACCTTGCTGGGCGCAGTCAAGAACGTGGCGGGTGAGCGCATCTGGATCGTATTTCATTGGTAGTCCTCCAAGGGGTCTATCTGGCCTATGCCATTGCAGTTGTCACAATCCTGCACCTCCGACCCAAAGTCGCCGTGCCAAGTTGAGCTTTGGCGCACCCAAACGTCACGCTCAACCTCGCCTTCGCCGTCGCACTCAGGGCAATTAATTAGATTTATCATATCAAGTTTCCACAAAGTCAGAGGCGTTTACAGCCCACAAGATGAAATTGGGCTTGGTCAAACCAACACGGCTATACACAGCGGCCTTGGCAATGCGGCCAGCACTAAAATTGCGCTGGGCCGAGTTGCCTGCTGTCTTACTGTCAATGTTTAAATAGTCAGCAATCTCAGCGGTGGTGCAGTATTTTGTCTCGCTGATGTAAGAGAAGACAGCCTTGTCGAGGTTCTGCGGCGATGACTTTTCTGGCGTCGGCTCGGGCGCTGGCTGCGGCAACTCAATGATCTCGGCGGTGGTCTCAGGTTCAGAAGACTTGACGCCGTGTTCAATCTTAATTGCCATCCAAGGCGTAGAGTTGGCCTTGTCAGAGTAGTTCGGGACCAAGACGGCATCAATGCTGTCTCCAGCTTTGACCTCGCTGCCATCGGCAACTCCCGCTGGGATGAAGACACCCTCTGCGCTCTCTATGTCGTAGGCAAAGCAAAAGCCGTTATAGTGGACATTGGTTACGATGATTGATTTGGTCTGCATTAGATTGTTCCTTTGATTAGTAGTGGCATAGAAAATAAGGCGATGAGAAAAACAATCTCGCCAGCGATTTCGATTTTACGTTTCATGGTGTTTCCTTTTGTTTCTGTCTATGCAATCACACTAATCCGTAATTCATCCTATGTAAATACCTAATTTGCACTTGCACTAACTTTTTTTAGGATGTAACGTCCTATCAAATTAACCTTGGAGGGTGACATGAAGAAAGAGAGTCGAGTGGTTTTAACCGAGGCGCAGCATGAGGCGCTGACGTTGGCTGCGGAACGTGCTGGCATGGCGCTGGCTACGTTTATTAGGTCGGCAGCATTAACCGCAGCGGCCAATGTCGGCATATACGCCGAACAGCCGCGAGCCGACTAATGGTCAACGGGCGCAATAAGGGCGCATCGTTTGAGCGTGAAGTCGCCATAATGCTACGCGATGAGCTTGGCATAGGCTTCAAGCGTGACCTTGAGCAGTACCGTGCTGGCGCTCACGCAGACCTGATCCCAGATGATCCGGCTTTCCCGTTTACGCTTGAGCTGAAACGCTACAAGGATGGTCCTATTGGCGGTGCGCCTGCATGGTGGGAGCAAGTTAAAATAGCCGCCGAGCGTGAGCAAAAGTTGCCGTGCCTAATTTACAAATACGACCGCAAGCCAATGCGATGTGTGATCCCGCTGGCTGCGTTGACTGACTGCGATCACGATTACACGGCAGAGGTGGACTTTGAGACCTTCTGCTACATTGCAAGGGAGGCAATGCAATGACTGAAGACCAAATTAAAACTTTAATTGACCACGCCGCCGAGAGCCTTGGCCATGAGTGGGTCCAGCACGGTAGTGGCTCAGGCGTAGCCGATGCGCTTGACACTATGGCCAGAGGTGATGGCAACATTCGTGGAATAGCTCAAGCACTGTTCCAAATTGGTGATGCGCTTGAGTCAATCTCAAAAACTTACGCTCGTGAGCTTAATGCAAAGCTAGAAGGCGAAATATAATGAGCATGATCCCAGCCGACAGATTAACCAACAGCGAATACCATGCCAAAAAGGATCACATATCGTCATCTGACGTTAAAATGGTCCACAGCAAGTCGCTGGCACATTGGAAGGCGAAGACATACAGCTCAAGCCCAGTATTCGACATGGGAACCGCCGTACACGCAATGGTGCTAGAGGATGGTAAGGGCATCATCCGTGGGCCAGAGACCCGCCGGGGTAAGGCTTGGACGGAAGCACATGAGGAGGCGCAGGCAAACGATCAGACTTTGCTGACCGCCGCCGACTATGACCTTGCGCGGAATATTGCCGATAGCGTGCTGTTTCACCCAGTGGGCCAGCGCATGGCCGGGCCGACAACGGTTAACGAGGCCAGCTTCTTTGCCACTGACCCTGAGACTGGGCTGAAAATCAAGTGCCGCCCAGATAGCTATTGGGATGCCAAGGGTGTCCTATACGATCTCAAGACGTGTCAGGATGCTTCACCCAGAGGCGTGGCGAAAGACATGGTGTCGTATAATTACGCAATTCAGCAAGCCTTTTATATGCACTGCATTGAGCAGGCTGGCTATGAGGCGTCACAGTTTGTATTCGTTCACGTCGAAAAAACGGGCGCACACGCGGTCTCGACAAACATCATACATGAGGAATATCTTGACTGGGCCAAAGGCGAAATGCACATGACCCTGCGCAAGATTGCAAAAGCCAACGAGGCCCAGAAGTGGGACACTGGTTGGTCAGATCAAACTAATGTGATTGATCTGCCACGATGGCTGCGCTTAGATGCAGTCGAACTTTAATAGCTTGGAGAAAAACAGATGGCTAAAACAGACTTTAAACCCGTAATGATCCGCAATGTGGAATTTAAGTACCCACGGCTCAACGCCTGTTACCGTTACAATACTTCGGAAAAGAAGAGCGAAGAGTGCGCGCCAACAGCGTCAAACGCAGCTTACTCAATCGCTTGGGAGATGACCGCTGAGGAAGCGAAGACGCTGCACGCAGAGCTGAAGGCACACTATGAAACGTGCCAAACCAAGGCTCCATTCAGCAAAATTTTTGGCATGAAGAAGCTGGACAGCGGCAACTATGAGT